GTTGAAGAAAGAACTGGATTTAAAGAAGGATCTAAAGATAAAGATAGTCCTGTTGTTCTTATTAGTCCATTAACTGATTTACCACAAAACGAAAGTAGAAGAGATTTTTTAAAAGGAATGGGTGCAGCAGGATTAGGTGCAGTAGCACTTGGAACAGGATTATTGAAACTAGGAAAATCTGCAGCAGTAACATCTAAGATTGGTTCTATGGTAAAAGGGACTACTGCTCCATCTTGGATGGAAGCATTGATTACTAAAGTAATAAAAGAGGGAACGGATATACCTATTCCAAAAAAACCAGGAGCCACTGTTGAAAAAATTTCTATGAAAGAATTAGAATTTAAAAATCCCGAAAATGGTAAAACAGAAATAATTAGATTAAAAATAGATGAAACTAAAGACACTATTGATGTAGACTATATCGGAGATAATACTTTAGCTGGCCAAGGAGTAAATTTTAAAATTTCTCCAAAAGAAAAAATAGTAAAAAAAGGTAAATATTTAACTTCTGAAAAAGTTAAAAATGAATATCAATTTTCAGCACATGAAGCTGAACCTAGAGTCGTAAATTGGGACGGTGACATAGAATTTGATGGAGAAATTGGAGTTAGAAAAATTATCGACCTTAATTCAGATGTTAGTGGATTAAAATCTTTTGTAACGGGTGGCAAAGGAGTTGATAAGAAAGTAGCTAAAATAAAAAGAGAAACGGTTGACAAAATAGAAAAAAACCCTGCGGAATATATAGAGGACGCTTTTGATGATAGTTATTACGATCCCTCTTTACCAACAGATATTTATCAATAAAAATAATATAACATGATTAAACCTAAGAAACTAACTACCACTATACCACCTAAATCAGGCCCCAACCCACAGGGCTTGAATATTAATTATAATACTGTTAAAACAGTGCGAACGGAGAAAATAAATGGCAGAAATAGAAAAACCAATACCAAATATTAATGAACAGCCTACACCTGAAGAACAGGGTGTATTAGATATTGAACAAGTAGTAGAAGATACTGTTGAAACTCCGGCAGGAGAAACAGAAGTAATTGAAAATGAAGATGGATCAGTAGATATTGATTTTGATCCTAGCCAACTCATGCAAGGAGCAGCTGCAGATCACAATGCAAATTTAGCAAATTTTTTAGAAGAGACTATTCTTGGTAGAATGGGGTCAGAACTATATCAAAATTATCAAGACTATAAAAATTCCAGAAAAGATTGGGAAACAGCATACAAACAAGGATTAGACTTGCTCGGGTTCAAATACGAACAACGTACAGAACCTTTCCAAGGTGCGTCAGGTGCAACCCACCCTGTATTAGCAGAAGCAGTAACTCAGTTTCAAGCTTTGGCGTACAAAGAATTATTACCCGCAGACGGGCCCGTGCGAACACAGGTATTAGGAAAACCTACTCCTGAAAAAGAACAACAATCTAAACGTGTAAAAGATTTTATGAATTATCAAATCATGGATCAAATGAAAGAATATGAGCCTGAGTTTGATACTATGTTATTTCATTTACCACTAGCCGGATCTTCTTTTAAAAAAGTGTATTACGATGAAATACAAGCAAGAGCTGTTTCTAAATTTGTACCAGCAGATGAATTAGTAGTTCCTTATTCAGCTAGTTCTTTAGATGATGCGGAAGCAATTGTTCATGTTCTTAAAATTTCTGAAAATGAATTACGTAAACAACAAGTGGCAGGATTTTACCGAGATATTGAATTACAACCAGGTGATGATAAAGAAACAGAAATTGAAAAAAAAGAACGTGAGTTAGAAGGAATATCTAAAACTAATTATGAAGATATTTTTACTATATTAGAATACCATGTTAATTTAGATATAGAAGGTTTTGAAGACATGGGGGTTGATGGAGCACCAACTGGAATTAAATTACCATACATTGTTACATTAGAAGAAGGTTCAAGAGAAATTTTATCAATTAAAAGAAACTGGGAAGCAAATGATTTGAAAAAAAATAAAGTTCAATACTTTGTTCATTTCAGATTTTTACCAGGTTTAGGTTTTTATGGGTTTGGTCTAATCCACATGATTGGTGGACTGTCTAGAACAGCGACCTCAGCTCTAAGACAGTTGTTAGATGCGGGAACGCTTTCTAACCTGCCGGCTGGTTTCAAGCAACGAGGCATAAGAATAAGAGATGATGCACAAGCTATTCAACCAGGAGAATTTCGAGATGTAGATGCTCCAGGCGGAAACATTAAAGATTCGTTTATGATGTTGCCATTTAAAGAACCTTCACAAACGTTATTAGGATTAATGGGAATTGTAGTACAAGGAGCACAACGATTTGCTTCTATTGCAGATTTACAAGTAGGAGATGGAAATCAACAAGCAGCTGTTGGAACTACGGTAGCTTTACTAGAACGAGGAAGCAGAACTATGTCAGCGATTCATAAAAGAATTTATGCTGCATTAAAACAAGAATTTAAATTATTGGCTAGAGTATTTAAGTTATATCTACCTCAGGAATATCCATATGATGTAGTTGGAGCAGAACGAGTTATTAAACAATCTGATTTCGATGATCGTGTAGATATCCTGCCAGTTGCTGATCCAAATATTTTCTCTCAAACACAGCGTATTTCCCTTGCGCAAACGGAAATGCAATTGGCAGCGTCTAACCCAGCTATTCATAATCAATATGAAGTATACCGAAACATGTATGAAGCATTAGGTGTAAAAGATATTGATAAAATATTGATACGACCTCAACCCCCACAACCAAAGGACCCAGCATTAGAACACATTGATTCTCTTGCTGGGAAACCATTCCAAGCTTTTCCTGGACAAGACCATAGAGCTCACATGACTGCTCATTTAAATTTTATGGCAACAAACATGGCAAGAAATGCTCCAGTGGTTATGGCTTCATTAGAAAAAAATTGTTTTGAACACATTTCTTTAATGTCTCAAGAACAAGTAGAAGTAGAAATGAAAAATGAAATGCAACAATTGCAAATGATATCACAACAAATGCAACAAGTTGGTCAACAGAATCCACAAATGGCACAACAAATGCAAATTCAAGCTAGAATGATTTCTGAAAGAATTGAATCTAGAAAAGCAGTTCTTATTGCGGAGATGATGGAAGAATTTATGAACGAAGAGAAAAAAATTACATCTCAATTTGATAATGATCCATTAACTGCATTGAAATCAAGAGAGTTAGATTTACAAGCTCAAGAAAACGAACGTAAGAAAAAAGCAGATCAAGATCAATTAAACATTGATAGAATGAAAGCTATGATGAATCAGTCTACTGATCAACAAAAGCTTCAACAAAACGAAGAATTAGCAAAAATGAGAGCTAATACGTCGATAGAAAAGACTATTTTATCGGCTCAACTTAAAAACATGGCACCAAAACGATGAAAAAAGTAAGCACTGTAATGAAAAAGTTCAAAAAAGGCAAATTACATAGTGGAAAATCTGGAAAAATTGTTAAAAATCCAAAACAAGCTATTGCAATTGCTTTATCTGAAGCTAAAATGTCAAAAAAAGGAAAAAAATAATGAAAAAAACTAAAAAAGAAAAAGTTTCCAGTTCTTCTACAGACAAAATGTTTATAGAACGACCAGTTGAGATGACGAAACCAAATGAATCTCAAAAGGTTACAGTAAAAGGAACAGGAAAAGCTCGAAAACAAACTGCTACTTGGTATTAAATTATGTTAGGAGCACTAGGAGCTATTGCACCATTAGCCAAGATGCTGTTTTCAACAGTAGACAAAGCTATTCCTGATAAAGACCTTGCAGAAAAATTAAAAGCTCAGCTTAATACTCAACTATTACAATCATCAACTGAAGAGATAAAAGCTGCAGCTTCAATCGTAGAAGCAGAGGCTAAATCCCATTGGTTTGTAGCTAGTTGGAGACCTTTGCTTATGTACGTACTAATTTTTATATTGGTCTGGAATTATATTCTAGGACCTGTTATAAGAATCTTTACTGGAACTATAATTACATTTGAATTACCAGGAGATGTTTGGACGTTATTAAACATTGGACTAGGTGGTTATGTAGTAGGAAGATCTGGTGAAAGTATTGCTAGAACATTAGCTAAAAAAGGAGAAAAATAATATGTTAAAAAAGATAAAAAGAAAACGTTTAGCCGAAGGAAGTAATTATGATGATGAGGGTGCTTTTGACGAAAATAAAAAAATAAACGCAGAAGATAAAGCAGAAGCAAAAAAAATAATGAAGACTGGTAAAATGGCTCCTGAACCAGAACAAAATGAACCAAAAATTAAAATGAGATGCGGTAAAAAAGATGGTGGATTTATTAGACAAGGAAAACCTAGAATAGCTAAAAAAGGATGGAGATAATGTTAAAAAAAATAAAAAAGAAAATTTGTGAGATCATATGCAAAGTATTTAAAATTACACCATGCGTGTGTGATCATGAATGCAACTGTAAAAAGGAGAATAAATAATGAAAAAAAGTAAAAGTAAAAAATCATTTCCTGATATGTCTGGAGATGGTAAAGTTACTAAAAAAGATATTTTAATGGCTAGAGGAGTTATTAAAAAAACAAAAAAGAAAAAATAATGGCTAAACTTTGTCCTAGAGGAAAAGCAGCAGCAAAAAGAAAATTTAAAGTATACCCTAGTGCGTATGCTAATATGTATGCTTCTGCAGTTTGCTCTGGCAAAGTTACACCAGGAGGCAAAAGAGAAAAAAAAGCTAAAGGTGGAATTGCTAAAGGTTGTGGTAAAGTAATGTCTAATAGAAGAAAGAAAACTAAATATATTTAATATGGCTCAAAACGGTTTAAGAAAGTGGGTTTCAGAAAAATGGGTAGATATTGGAACTAAAAGAAAAGATGGTTCCTTTGCTCCTTGCGGAAGATCAAAAGGAGAAAAAAGAAAAGGCTATCCTAAATGTGTTCCATTAGCAAAAGCTAGAGCAATGTCAGAAGGTCAAAGAAGATCAGCAGTTAAAAGAAAAAGAGCAGCTGGTAATACAGGACCTAAACCTAAAAATGTTAAAACTTTTACAAGGAGTAAATAATGGCTAGAACAGCAGCATGGCAAAGAAAAGAAGGTAAATCTGCTTCCGGTGGATTAAATAGAAAAGGAATAGCTTCCTACAGAGCAGCTAATCCTGGTTCTAAATTATCTATGGCAGTAACTACTAAACCATCAAAATTAAAGAAAGGTTCTAAAGCAGCTAATAGACGTAAGTCTTTCTGCGCGCGCATGAGCGGGATGAAGAAAAGATTAACTTCTGCAAAAACAGCAAGAGACCCTAATTCTAGGATTAATAAATCACTTAGAAAGTGGAATTGTTAATGGATGATTTAGTTCTTATACAACAATTACAAAAAAAATTAAAAGCCTCTTTTCAAAACATTGGAGATGTTATGATCTCTGGTGGTATTGACAATATGGACAAATACAAGTATTTATTAGGACAGGCACATGCCTACCAATATACATTACAGGAAATCTCTAACCTGCTAAATAAAAAGGAGCAAAATGACGGAGAAGGAAACTATGACGATACAAACGTCGTCAAATTTGAACCAGGAAGTACCGAAGATTAAACTTGGACTTCAGGATAAATATAACGAAGAATCAAAACAAGAAGAAACTAAAGCACCTACTAAAGAAGCTTTAAATCCAGAAAATATACAAGGAGTTGTAGATCAACTTCCAGAACCATCTGGATGGAGAATATTAGTTCTACCATTTACACCAAAAGAAAAAACTAAAGGTGGATTAATTATAGCACAAGAATCATTAGACCGATTACGAATCGCAACCAATTGTGGTTACGTTTTAAAAATGGGTCCATTAGCATACAAGGATAAAGATAAATTTGAACAACCTTGGTGCAAAAAAGGAGATTGGGTGATTTTCGCACGATATGCAGGATCACGATTACCAATAGAAGGCGGAGAAATCCGAATTCTCAACGACGACGAAGTTTTAGGAACTATACAAGATCCTGAATCTGTGTTGCATTACATTTAACATAGGAGTTAACTATGCCTGACGAAAACAAGACGGTAGATATAGATACATCCGGTCCTGACGTAGATGTGGAATTAGAAACATCTGCTCCAGAAACTGACGTATCCATACCAGAAGAAAAAGAAACAGTACGAGAAGCTAGCAGCTCGACGCAAGAGACTAGCAACGAGAAACAAGAGACCAAGACAGAAGAAGCTACAGAAGAAAAGAAAGACGAATTAGAAGTTTATTCAAAAGATGTACAAAGACGTATTGCTAAACTAACTAAAAAATGGAGAGAAGCAGAACGTCAAAAAGAAGAAGCTATTAATTTTGCTAGAGTTCAAAAAGAACAAGCAGATAAATTAAATAAAAAATATTCTTCTTTAGAAACAAGTAGTTTAAAAGATAGAGAGTCTAAATTAGCTGCAGCTATTGAAGGAGCAAAAGCAAGACTTGCTCAAGCAAGAGATGTTAATGATATCGGTTTAGAAGTAGATATCCAGAGAGAAATAGCTAGATTAGGTTATGAAGAATCTCGATTATTAGAGTTAAAATCTGCTAAAGAAGAAATGGCTAAGGAAGAAGTTATTCCTACTATGGATAATGTAAGAATTCCTACAGCTTCTACTTCTAGTCAACCTGACGAAAAAGCAGAAAGTTGGGCTTCTAAAAATAAGTGGTTTGGTACAGATAAAGCGATGACTTATACAGCTTTTGACTTACATAAAACGCTTACAGACGAAGAAGGATATGATCCAAAAAGTGATGAATATTATGCGGAGATTGATAAAAGAATAAGACTTGAATTTCCCCATAAATTTGGTACTAATGAGGATAAGGCTCAAAACAATACGACCAAGCCTACACAGATAGTAGCTTCAGCGAGGCGAAGTGTAAATCCAGGTCGCAAAACTGTGAGACTCACCCCTTCTCAAGTTGCAATCGCTAAAAAATTAGGAGTGCCATTAGAAGAGTATGCGAAACAAATAAAAATCATGAAGGAGGTTTAGGCATATGGAAAACGATAAAATGAAGACCCCTCGTGCGAGCGAGTCAAGGGAAAAAGTAAAAAGACCTACGACTTGGACTCCACCATCAAGTTTAGATGCACCCGCGCCAAAAGATGGATACGTCCATCGATGGATCAGGTTGGAAATATTAGGAGCTGATGATACGAAAAATGTATCTAGCAAACTAAGATCAGGATGGGAGTTAGTGAGAGCTGACGAATATCCAGAAGGAACATTTTCAACAATTGAATCTGGAAAATACGCAGGTGTAATTGGACATGGAGGCCTAGCGCTGGCTAGGATACCAAAAGAGGTTGCAGATGCACGTACGAAATATTACGCGCAACAAACGCAAGACAGAGAAGAAGCTGTCAATAACGACCTACTCAAGGATCAGCACCCAAGTATGCCTTTCAATAGTGAAAGGCAGAGTCGTGTAACTTTTGGTGGTTCTAAAAAATAATTTTTTAGCAATTCCAAAGTAATGCGATATTATTAAACTTAAAACATGGAGTAAATAACTATGGCAAACCAAGACGCAGCGTTCGGTTTTAGACCGATCGGAAAAGTTGGCCAGAATAGAGACAACCAAGGTTTAAGTGAATATAATATTGCTGCAAGTTCAAGTGCGATATATCAAAATGACCCAGTGGAATTTTTAGCAACTGGTTACATTGGTGTAGCAAATACTACAACTGCAGTTCTATTAGGAT